GCGTCACGCTTACCTAAATCAACTGGTGGTTCGGTGATCTTCCGGATTCCAGTATCACAACCTGAGATCACCTCAGCTGCAGTAATTAGGAACGAACCAAAAAAGAACCGACCACATCGGGGGGAAGCAATGTGGCCGGCTCTTCGTCATCCGCTCCAGACATGTTGAAAGGAAGAAAGCCATGTCGAGCGGATTGTTGTCCTCCGCAGAGGATTCGTTATAGCGTCGGTCCAGTGGGGATTCGAACCTCACCAGTCGATACACAAAGCATTAGTGTCCGGGGTCACGCAACGCCCATGTTCAAATGCTGAGGAATACCTCCCGCCTGCCTCACTACTTGCAACTGCACCGATGCGTGATGGTCGGTACAGAAGTTCGCTATGATCAAGTGACACCATATGTTGCAGCACTCTCACTGCAGTCACCTGTTTACCGTCACATTCAGGTCATCGGACATTCCACCGTTGGCCAAATGTAGTGGTCTGGCTCAAGTTAGGAATTGGAAACCAAGGCGGAAGCTGATCAACGCTTCACTCACAAACCCATCATGTTTCATATGGTTGCATACCCCCATTCGGGTAGCACTGTTGTTCGCCTTGGAATTAGTTAGCCCTCGTTGCGGATGACTTCTTGAATCACCGCTAAGGCATTAGCAGAGTTGACTGCTGCTTGAGAGAGCTTCATAGCTTGAGCTCCATCGTTATCATTTGTACAGGCAGCCGAGGCTGCGATGAGAGATTTGACGTGTTTGATAGACTTCTTCATGGGTTCTAACTCCAATTTGAGGTTTCTGTAAAATCAGTTTTTATCGTCATGGCTTTCACATGAACATCCAGTCTGAAATCTGGCACCACTCCCCTCTACGACTTAACAGCCTCGTCCGAGTAGCTAGAACATAACGCTCAACTTTACCCAGTTGATGGGTATTAGGTATTGCAGGTCGAGCCGACTTGTCCCGATTTTTGAGACCAGTTACGTTCTCTCACGAGTGAGCTGATAGCCCGCAAAGGTGCCCACTGTCTTGACCAGCACCAAATGCTTGTGTCGTCGACGTTAGGACTTGAAAGGACATCCATGGATGCGCTCTCTGCTGATGGTTTGTATCCCGACCTAGCAAGCCGGCATCGTATCACTTTTAGCGGATTGGTTCCCAAGGGTTGCACCCCAAGTCCTGTCTATTTGTCGCGTTATTGCATGATAGAATTCTATTTACAAAGGGAGGCCCTCATTGGGCTACCTGCATTCTCCACGAATGCCGCGCTAAGGTCTGAAAAGTAGCTTTGTGCCTGTCCCGGCGCCGGGAGATCACTGTCTACGCTATATCAGATGCAATCCTCACCACCGGTGCCCCGGTCGACTATGGATTCACAGTGCGCCACCCCCTTTGAAAATAGAAGGTTGGGCGGCCCACGTTCGTGAAGACCTTTAATCTCTTCCGTAAGAGAACCCAGAGAAGAGAGGATAGACCCAGAGTCAATCCCCGCTTAAGGCTGAAGCAAAACAGGCCCATAGTATGAAAAAAACTATGATCGGTATTATGAGCCAGATGGTGAGGTAAAGCAGGGCGACCGCAATGATCGCCCCGACTAAACCCAATACTGCTGCAAAGAAACTACGCATCAAAGATGCTGCTCTTCTTCTTAGCTGGCGCCTTCACTTCAGCAGTACCCGCTTCCGCGGTTTCGGCTGGAGCTTTAGAGGATTCCTCTGGGGATTCCTCGAAAAGGTTTTTTGAGTTCCCACTCTCCGCTGGCGCTTCTTTTGCGGAAGCTTCAGGTCCGGAGATGGCATCAACGATTTCTTCAATTGACTGGTCTGGTAGCTTAGAAGCTCCTGGGCCATCGACATCACCGCCAGTTTCACCAGGTTTTGCCACATCGGTTGTCTCCTCTACGGGCTTGTTTTTCGAGCCAGCAGGACGACCACCTTTGTTCCGTGGTTTGGGGGCAGGTTTAACAGCACCGGTTGTGACCGGACCTGTCATTACTTCTGCGACGATCACATTGTTCTCGATCCGCAGTTCGACTCCAGTTGCACCGCTGATGCCGAGTTCCTCGACATAGTTAGACAGTGCAGTTTGGATATCGTTTTCATCCAATAAAATACGCATTGGTTGTTCTTCTTTCTTGGTTGTGTTGATTTCGGTTATCGTGACCTCGACATGTGGATTGTCTTTACAGACAGCGCCGAACTCGAATGAATTGAAGACGACTCGTGTGTAGTCATCATCTTCAATGACTCCGGCTTCGACGAGCACATCAGAAAAGAACTTGTCCACAATAGACCCAACATTCATTGTGTCCAGTCTGCCTTTGGTTCTAGGGAAAACACGATAGTGGAGATGGATGGCATCCATTCTCGGTAACGATTTCACCATGGGGACTACAAGCTTATGGAAGTTCTTCTTTATCGCGCTCAATTTATAGAAGTGGAGGTTTCGATAAACATTGAGGTTGAGGGATTCGACCTCCCCACGCCTATTGATGGGGATGCGCATAGGGAGGTCGAATTGGAAAGTCCTCATCGGAGGACCATCCATTAGTCGTCGAACAGGCTGGAAGCAGCTTTGGCTGCCGCTTCTTTGTCTGCACCGCCGCCACCGAACGACTTACCACCACCGGCAGCTTTGCCTTTGGATTTGTCGTAGGTTTTGCCCTTGTTCTTTTCAGTCCAAGTCGCAGCGTAGGCACCGGCGCCATTATCCATTTTGTTGATGGCTTTCAGCAGGTGACCGTCTTTGATCGTTTCGTCGAAGTTGGCGCCCAGAGATTTGATGAACATTTCGACTTCGGAGATGGTAACCATCTTGCCGGCCGCAAAGAATTTCACAACTTCGTTCTGATCACGAGTTTCGCCAGTGGCTTCGTAGTCACCGGTTGATTCGTTCTTGGCTGTCTTGTCGACAGTCTGACGCTGTACAGCGACTGAGAGCGTTTCGCCGTGGAGTTCCGTGAAGCACATGACCGACTGTGGAATCTCTTTCTTGGATTCAAAGTCGTAGAGCTTGACCACTTTCTCTTCGGAGTCGAGGTCGCCCAGCTCTTTGCCGACAACCAGCAATGCGAGGGAGTTCATCTGGCTGAAACCTGGAAGGTTCTTCAGATCGCCGGACTTCTTGTCTTTGTAGGTGACATCGCCGTTACGGTTGGTGACCCAAGTCTGCGAGCGCAGCTCTTTGCCGTTGATGTCCATCAACAGAATGATGGAAGATGCTTCGGAGGCACGGGCTTTCTGGATGTAAGCCGTCTTGATTGTGGCTTCATACATGTCGGTGTCCATGACACCTCCGCCGCCGATGAAGTCTTCTTCAACGTTGGAACCGGATGCGGCTTGTTTGCCTGAAAATGCGTTTGACATAGTGTTTCTCTTTTCTTGTTTGGATTTGATTGAACGAGCTTTGACGGATTAGTCCGCGTAATACTCGGTGAGTTGGTCGATGACGATTTGAGCATCGTTGTCGATGTATGCTTCATTGTCAGCAAACAACCCGAGAGGAGAGCGTACCCGATCACCCACTGTCGCTTTGACTGTGCGTGTTTGGAATACGTGTTTGAATCCGAGGTCACGTTCACGTTCTGTGATCCGAAGCATCTTGCCCTCTTCGGCATCTTTATCGATGTCCTTGACTGAGAGCTTGCGTGCGTTGATCACTGTGGTGAAGTAGGCTTCGAGCCCGTTCTTCTTGAGGGCACCCTTGACTGGTACGGTGTACTCAGTGCGGCCGGTGTCTTCGTTGGTGAGAGACTCAAGGTGACCCAACATGATGACGAAGCATTTACACTTGGCAACGTAATCGTACATCAGCGTCGGGAAGAATTGACCATACTCACCCCACATCTGCATCGTATTGGCGGAACCAATAACGTGAACAGATTCGAAGCGGTTCATCATAAACGAGACGGTGTCGATGATGACTGTGTGGTAGCGGCCCGAGGTATCAGCATTGACCTGATCCAGGATGTTAAAGATTTCACGAGGATCATTGATTGTGATCCGCTTGAATTTGTTCTTGAAAGGAAGCGGTTTGCCACCTTCACAGTTCAGGTAGAGAACGCCTTCTTGTCCACGGAGGTTCATGAGGCTGGTTGATTTACCATCCCCGGATCCGCCAGAGATCAAGACGCTTTTTGGAAATTCAGATGACATTGCTGTCTCCTTTATGTTTGGGTGAAGAGGTAGATTGCAACAAGTGCAACAACACAGCCCATGGCCCACTTGACTGTGGAATGGTTGTTGTTGGTCAGGTTGCGCTCGTTACGGGCTTCTTTCGTGTCCCATCCGAGCATTTTCCAAATACGCATTTTGCTTCCTTTCTTGGTTAATACGTGAGCAGTTTTGAGACGGGCTTTGCAGGCCGGTTTGCTCAGGTCTTTGGTTCAGAAGGCGCAGTCGTCAGACGCCGCTACCTTCGAGGCAACTGACTTGAGTACAGTCGAGTTGACCTCATCCTTCTTGAGAGGATTGGTGGATGCTGTGTTCAGCTCGTGGACTTTCTTCGACAGTTCGTCGTAGCCCATGCCTGCATCTTTCAGCATCATTGCGAAGTTCAACAGATTGTTGTTGCGGCTGCCCACCTCCATGTTGTTCAAGAACCAACGTTCCAAGTGATCAAGTCGACCCAGATCTGCGACCTGTTTGACGTACTCATTGTTCTGTTTGGTTTTTGGAATGAACGGTAGGACATTCACTAGGTTTGGCCCTTTGTGTGAGTAAATCTCACTCCCTTCCAGGGTCATCCATTTCTTCGATCTTTGGTTTGCTGCCTCATCTGAGTCGAATGGCAACCAAAGAAGAAAGCTGTTCATGAACTCACGATAGTCAGACTTGTCCAAGTGGAGAACGTAGTTTGTCGGCATGATTAGCCGGAACCGGTTCGTCTCAGCAGTGTGACGTTTCGTGGTAGCCGTGATGAAGTTGTAACCCTTCATCAATTCTTGGACAGCTTCGAGGGTGATACCCCCGTCGACATCCACAACCAGGGTGTTGAATCCCTTGAGCACGTTGTCTTCAGAGCGGTGCTCTTTGTCGAACTGGTGATTGGACCAGTGCCGGCCAGGGGCGCCCAACAACTTCGGAAGGAAGTCGAAGGGTTGCTTCTCAGGGTGATAGTTTGAAGCGAAGTGATCGGAGTGACTGAACGATAGTTTGTTCAAGTCGGTCTCCTGCAGAGTGGATCCTGAAAAGAACTCCACTCCGCTGATCACATTCTTCTTGATCACAACGTGGTTGCCCACACTCCATGCCATTGCGAGATCCATGATCTCTCGACGGGGTGTCGTAGAGCTTGGATAATATGGCAGATCTTCAACAAGATCCGCATGGGTGAGGTTGTCCGGTGCCTCGGCAATATACTTTGCCAGTCGAACGAAGTTCCGCTCACGACGCAGAAGCGTCTGGAAACTCGTGCCACTTTCCTCGGCAACACGGACAGCTTGATACAGGTTGGACATAGTGATTTCTGAACTGTCGTCCAGGAATGCATATACGCCAGCAAGCTTTAGGGTTTTGAAGTATCGGTGGGAGATCTCCGCCTTACGCACCACTTCATGTTCGGGCATGGCCGCAGCCAAACCCTCGCAGAAGAGCCGGTAAGCAATAAGCTCAACACCGACGTCTTCAGGAACATCAATCTTACGACCGTAATACTGAACGTCAGCAAACTTCGTAAGTTTCTTTCTCCACATCTCCATGGCCATTGACCGGTTTTTGGAGACGAGGCCATCGTAGACTTGCTTCGGATCAATTGTCCCGGTGAAAGCTTCCGGGGATCCAATCCCAAAGAAACAACGTCGAGCGTATCCGGTTTCCAGGAAGGAGAAGAACTCCTCCTCGGTCTTAGATCCGTCGAACAGTTTCGATGTCGTGCCGAACATGAGAACGTTAGCGGGAGTTTCACCCACGATGTCCATGCCACGTTCGTTGTCTACGGTGTTCTTTACCAGCTTGGTTTTGATACGACCGAGGTCATACAACTCAAGCAGGATATTCAAGACTTCAGCATTGGCAACAAGGTTGGAGCCAATCTCATCCATCTGGAAATTGATGGCGCCAGCCTTAGCCAGGAGCAGCTTGTAGCGTAGCTGCTTCACAGCTGGGCCAGTACCGGAGTCAAAGATGAAAGGAGCGTGACCCTGGCGCTTAAAATCAGTCTCCAGGAGCTTCTGTTCTTCCAGTTCATCTGAACCTTTGGCGCCTGCAATTTGGATTGCCATGTCGAAGATCGACTTTTCGGCAATCTCTTCGAATGCCCCGTTGGTGAATTTCTCTCGAAACCCAGAGATAACCTCTTCCATCAGAGACACGGAGTGACCCTTGCCAAAGCCAGAAGTGGCCAGAGCAATGGAGTAGATGTTGATCGGGAGACTTCCCCGCTCAGGGCTTTCGATAGTAGCCCGCATCGTGGATGGAATCAGTCCGAGAAAGTATGCCGCCTCAGCCTGGAAAAAGTCACGGTTAACGTTGCCTGTGCGGTGACAGAGCAGGTCAGTTAGTTCTTCCATTGCTGGGTGGTGTGGCGTTGTTTGTGCCACTGATATGTCAAAGATGGGAGCTGTCACGGGACATTCCTTTCTTGTTAAAATTAAAACCAAAGAAGACGATCAGAGGCGTGAGCCATCGTCACGAAACCAGTTCTTGCGTTGTTCGCATACTGCGAATGCAGCACAGTATTCACATGCCTTCACGACACCTGGTACTTTTTTGACAACGCCTTTGCCCTTGTCGATCCGGTGCAGTTCAGCGTCACCTGCAGAATCGAAATTCTTTGTGCAGCGTCCACCTTTGGCAGCGGTCTCAGGGTTGGAGAAGTATTTGTATTGATCTTCCGATCGCCACAGTTCCTTGTCCGTGCATTCGACCATCTTGTCTTGGTCGAGGCCGGCGTTCTTGCGGATGTGATCAAGCTTGCCGAC